CCCCAGCCAACCGCAGCGCGTTCTTGCATACGACGTGGCTGCGGTCTCAACTCCGTCCCCCACCAATCATGATTGGGCAGTACCAGTACAGCACTAGTAAAAACTGGAAATAAGCAGTCTCAGCAAAATACCGGCCAGACGGTGAGAAGACAAAAAAGATACGCAAAGTAGCCGCGGCCCTTAGTGACATGAAATCCCGCTATACGGGCTTTTTTGTATCTGCACACGATTGATTATTAGGTCCGTATAGCTAATAGTGGTCTTAACCTACATATAGAATCAGAGACTTTATGAAAAAGGAAATACTCAAGGCTCTTTGCCCTACATGCGGTGGGTTACGTAACTGCACTGTGCATGGGAAGCTAACCACTAGCTGGGAGGATTCCCAATATCCAGTTTATGGGTACCATTACCATCACCTACTCCAATGCAATGGCTGTGATACTGTCTTCTATCACCACAACGAACACTTCAGTGAGCATACTACCCACGAATATCGTGATGGTGAATTTGTAGAAACGCCTATAGATATGATCACTACCTATCCTGCCGCTGAAACATTTCAAGCTCCGATATGGTTATCCAAGCTTGAATCAGTTGATCGTCAGCTCTTTCAAATATTTAATGAAATGTATTCTTCATATACTTCTGACCATTTCATTCTTTCGTCCATCGGTTTACGGACGATTTTTGATCGAACTGCTGAACTGTTACAAATTCACCCCGGTTTGCCGCTTGGTGAAAAAGTTGAAAAATTAAAACAAGATGGAGTCATAGGCGACACTGAGGCATGCGTTATATCTTCAGTAATTGATGCAGGAAACGCCGCCGCACATCGCAGTTGGAGCCCGAATAAAAGTGAGTTCGAACAAATGCTAGAAGCTATAGAAAGTTTTGTCCAAAGAACTATCTTGGGCAAAAAATCACTTGAACATATAACCAAACAACTCCCACCTCGGGTTACAAGACCTAAAAATAGTGCATAATCCGCGATCATCAATGTGGCGTAAGGCTATGGTTTACTTGCTACAGGGAATTTTTTATACACCGTTGAAATACCCAGATCATAAATCAGTGCGACTTGCTGCTGATATATTCCCGATTCAATCAACCTGCCAGCCTGCCCCCATTGTTCTACTGTCAGCTTTGGCTTTCGCCCACCGTTCCTCCCTTCTTGTCGTGCTGCGGCAAAGCCGCCCTAGTACGTTCGACAATAAACTCTCGCTCCATTTCAGCCAGGGCACCCATCACATGAAAGAAAAAGCGCCCCATTGGTGTGCTGGTATCAATAGCATCCGTCAGGCTGCGAAAATTAACGCCACGTTCGCGCAACTCTTCCACCAGCACGACAAGATGCCGCATACTGCGCCCCAGTCGGTCCAGTTTCCAGACCACCAGCGTGTCACCTGCCGATAATGTCCTGAGCAGCTTTTTCAGTCCTGGTCTGTCGGACTTTGTACCGCTTATCTTGTCTTCAAAAATCAGCTCACATCCTGCACAGTTCAACGCATTACGTTGTAGATCGGTGTTCTGGTCATTTGTTGATACGCGAACATAGCCAATAAGCATGATAGCTCCTCCTGACAAAAACAGGAACGATGCCATTTGCGCGCTATTTCTGCATTTTCATAAACGTTGGTTTGGGAGAAGGTTCGGCATTACCCGTTGGTGTGCCTGTTCCGTGGCCTTTAGCCACTCCACCAACAGGATGGCTGAAATGTAACGGCGCTCCATTTGCAGCTGAAAATTATCCGAAGCTGGCACTGGTTTACCCCGGTCTTGTGCTGCCAGATCTGCGGGGTGAGTTTATTCGTGGCTGGGATGATGGGCGTGGAGTGGACAGTGGGCGAGCGTTATTGAGTGCTCAGAGCGATACGCTGCAAAATATTACAGGTAGCTTTTTTGATATGACCACGGGGACAAATAATAATACTTTCGGCGCATTTACCTCTTCAATAGTGCAACCAAATCTCACACCAATTGCGATAGGTGGTACATATAAACAGGCGAATTATTATTTTGATGCATCACTTGTTGCCAGAACATCAACGGAAACACGTGCGCGAAATATTGCATTTAACTTTATCGTGAGGGCTGCATAATGGATAACGCTGTATTAAATAGCGAGCTTATTGCCACGAAGGCGGGGGATATTACCGTCTATAGCTATGATGGTGAAACTCGGGAATATATTTCCACTTCAAATGAATATCTTGCCGTTGGTGTTGGTATCCCGGCATATTCCTGTCTGGATGAACCTGGTATACATAAGGCTGGTTATGCAATCTGCCGTTCGGCAGATTTAAACTCATGGGAATATGTGCCAGACCATCGCGGTGAAATCGTCTATAACACCGAAACGGGAGACGCCAAAGAAATCACAGCTCTGGGTGATTACCCCGAAAATACAACCACTATCGCCCCGTTAACGCCATACGATAAATGGGATGGTGAGAAATGGGTGACGGATACCGAGGCACAGCATAGCGCCGCAGTAGAAGCGGCAGAAGCACAGCGCCAGTCGCTGATTGATGCTGCAATGGCTTCCATCAGTCTGATTCAACTGAAATTACAGGCTGGGCGGAAGCTGACGCAGCCAGAAAACACCCGACTTAACGCTGTGCTGGATTACATTGACGCGGTGACGGCAACAGATACCAGCACAGCGCCGGACGTCATCTGGCCTGAACTGCCGGAGGCGTAGACCATTCAATATCTGGCGCACCGGAAGTATCGACCAGTTCCAGTGCGTCCAGATAATCCAGCCACAAATTATATTGCGCCAGTTCCTCACCTTTCAGACGACCAATTGATGCTTTACCTGGCCATTGTTTACTGTTTATGTATTCGTTGGCCTGGTTAATCAATTGCTGCTTTTTAGTTTCGGCTGATGCAATTTGTTCTTCACGTGTTGGTGGAGGAATATCTGCCCATGCAGGCAGTCCATCCTCTCCGACACATCTGTATTTTCCTTCTGGTGGTGTATCATAGAAATATTCCCTGAAAATTACTTCGTCTATATCAACACCTTTTTCTTCAGGCCATTCACCTTTTTCAACATAAAGAGACTGAAGTTCGTAAGGATATGCCAGGTTGTTTACGTACAGATATTTCATCATTACCAGCCCTTAGCGAAAAACGCACCACCTTCAAGACCATAATTGCAGTGAGCTATGAAGCCGGTAGTGCTCCAGTTGGTCGCCCCCCACATATTCCCGCCCCCGAAACCACCATCGCACACAATTACAATGCCCGGTGTCTGTGTAAATGGAATCGGGAATGAAACATTGGCGGATACAGGCCCGTGTTCACCAGGAAAACTAATTCGTCCCCACTGTTCAATTGAACCATCTGGCATTTTTCGCCAGCCTGAACCTGATGCATATGATGACATATCAGGTATCTGATTTTCCCCTGTTCCCACATTCCGTTTTGCCGCTTCTCCCAAACCAAGGTTTTCGAGAGCCGTTTTCACCGTGCCATCCGATTTGATATCGCCAAACGGATTCTTGCGGCTTAACAGCAGCGCACGAAGCGCTGTAAGCAGCTGGTCATGCCGCCCCTTCTCTAGGCTGGCACCGGATGCCTCCACAACACTGCAAAGTTCCTCCTGCAACATGTCAAAGTAGTCATCATCCAGATCGGTGGCAGGTGTGCCGGTCTGGGGGTTACCACGGGTAAAACCGTTCTTACCCGCGCCGAACTTATCCTTCTGCGCGGTTTTCGTGTCTATACGATGCATGGATTACTCCGGATATTTAAAAATTACGTAGGTATGCGACGGGCAGAGTTTGTTAAGCACACATTCGACAACGGTGTCGCCCCAGATACGCAGCGCGGAATCACAGGGATCGCCACATGTCATCCAGGTGGTGTTTGTGGCGGCTGGCATGTTGACCTGCCAGTAATACCGCCATTCCGGCGCATTCACCGCGTCAGTACAGACCGATGAGCAGGTGAACGTGCTTTTGTCGTATCGCGTGATGTTGGCATCTGGTCTGCCCAGGGCAGCAAGCTGTGCAAGGTAAAAATCCTCATTGATGCCGCCCGCCAGATTAACCTTCGCATCCAGCCGTTGCTGACGCTGGCGAAGGGTCTGCGTCCCTGCCGGAATACATTCATCCGGCAGGCTGCACAGACGCTCCCAGCGGTTTATCAGTTCAGTGGTGGTGCGCGGATCCAGCTCCCGCATCAGGGCATCCGCACGCTGATGAACACGGGTTAATGACGGTGCCGCACCGGCAATCGCCGGATCGCTGGCTGACCACGCCGGACCGGGGGGCAACAGTGCCGACAACAGACGGATGTAATCATCGTTTGTCACGTCCATGAAATCGTCCCCAGAACCGCCAGTTCATTTTTTGCAATGGAGATATTGTCTGTCGGTGCAAGCAACTGATGGCTGTATTCCCCGTTCGCACCGGAAATCGCCTCACTGATACGCGATACCTTCAGTTCTCCCTGCGGATAACCATCACGCAGCAGGAACGAACGCAACTCCGCGGTGATGGCAGCCCGTATTTCCGGTGTGTCCGGCGTCACGCGGATATGAAAATCCACCGTATGTGCCACCGGCCTAAACACATACAAATCAGAGCCTGCCACCGGGGCCAGTGGCTCGATATGTTGTCTTGCCGCCGTTTCCGTTGATTCTTCCGGAATGGGATTAATCAGGTCACTGCTGGCAATCATCACACCGACAGTTCCCGTTCCCATCCAGTGACGGTATGTCCATGCGCGGGTAATGCCGGGCACTTCTTTAGCCCAGACAACATAGTCCCCGTCAGCCCCGCCCTGCGGCGTCCAGTAATACCGCTCAATGACGCGGGCGCGCCACGTTTCCAGCTCTTCAGTATCAAATCCGCCTGTCAGGGTGTCAGCCACACCGGAAGACGGCAGACCATTCACCGGCGTGACCAGGATTAATGCCGTACCGTCGTCAGCGTTACCGACCGCACCTGCACTTGAGCAGGCGATCGGCACGCGCAGGACACCACCGGAGCTGGTTGCATCGTCAGTTGTCGTGTACTGCACCAGGTCATCGCGCTGAATAACACTCCCGGCGGTCACCTTCAGGCCATCGCTGACACCTTCCCAGCGCATATACCCACTGGCAGCCGTGGCTCCCTTGCGCGGACACCGTTTCATCGCAGCATGTCGCGCCAGCCAGGACTCATCGCACAGGTCAGGCAGCATGTTCATTGCCAGATAATCGATGTAACCGTAAACCGTATGCAGCGCCGCCGCATACACCTTTGCCCGCACGTCTTCATCCATGCGCCGGAGCGTGTCGCTGACGTCCAGCCTGGCGAATAAATCGTTACGGAGCATACTGATATTTTCTGCCAGCGTCGGGCGCTGAAATTCACTGTCCGCCATGCGTTATCGCACTCCACAGATCATCAAAAGAAATCATTACCGGTCCGTCACGACGCCAGAGAGTGATACTGTTACCCAGTTCATTAATCCCGGTGCGGCGGATATCCAGATCAATACGGGACACCACGCCGTCATCAATCATCCATTGCAGGCATTCGCGGATATACCCCCTTACCGTCTGCACCAGCTGATTGGTCAGTTTGCTGCGCTGAAGCAGCCACAGTCGGGAGCCGTAACGGTCATTCTGTACCGCAGGCCAGGTATCCCCCCACCATCCCATCGGGACGTCGGCATTGTCATCAGGTTCAGCCCGCCGCCAGGTGAACAGGGAAATCACCACGGCACGGGTCAGCGGATCCATCGGTGCGCTGGCACAGGTGCGTTTACCGTTCACCGTCAGCCACAGTTCCATCATGCCTCCATCGCTTTATCAGGTTTGTCGGTGTTACTGCCCTGACCGTTCTCTCTGTGACGATGCCCGTTATAGGCAAGCCGCATCGCTGACATGGTGGTGCCGCTGGAGTCGCACAGGTCTTTCACCTGTCCGGTCACTTCCAGGTCCATTTCAAAACGAGCCTTAGGCGCATTGCGAAACGTGATCGTTTTACCTGCACCGTCCACCACGATCCCCGCCCGGGTCAGCGTCACGGACTGCCCCTGATCGTCATAGACAGCCACCTCACCCGTCTGCAGCCCTTTCAGGCGGTAGCGTCGGTCCGACACCGTAACAACCACCGCATGAGAACGGTCACCATCCGGAAACAACACCACCGCTTCCGCACCGCTGTTTGCCCTTGCGGTAAAACCGTAGGGTTCAAGATGTTCAACCCCGGCTTTGGGTTCACCGGCAATCAGGGACACATCCACGGTCTGACATTTCGTGGCGGCACTGATGCTTTTCACCACCGCCCGCCCAATCAGGCCGAGGAGTTGTCGCTGTATGGTTTCAATCGCCTTCATCAGAACGGGTCCTCCTGTACTCTGGTTTTTTTCTTTTTCCGCGCGCCGGGGGCTTCGGGTTCAGGCAGATAAGCATCAGGTGGGCCGACACGGATTTCCGTCAGGGTGCCATTCTGGTCCTGAGTAAACGTGACTTCCGAGACAAGCAGTTCGGTATTGTCGAAACCACAGACCGGATCGAAGACAATCACCCGCTGGTTGGGCTGCCACAGCGTACCGTTACCCTGTCGCCAGCCCTGCACCACATAAGTGGTTTCATCCGTCCGCGCCGCCCGTTGTCGGGCTTCAAAGTCAGCACGCGCAATACAGCCTGCCCCCGTGGCCTGCCCTGTCTGCCTGATATACATCGGACGGTAACGGGCAATAAATGCGTCCTCTGTGCGGGCCCGCAGCGCAGTTGTGGTGGCCTCACCGAAATCATCGTCGTTTCCGGCACGCTGCCCCGCCACCTGGTAAACAGAAAACCGCTCCCGGATACTCTTCTCCGTATCGCAGGAAAGGATGTTTTCCCCAAGTACCAGCGCGGTATGTGCCCGCGTTGAGCCAATACCGCCAATCACCAGCCTGCCGTGCGGGTCGTCGTAAGCCAGTGCCTGCTGCTGACCGAGTATTTTGTTGATTACCTCAATCACCGTTTCACCGTGATCAGGCTGGACATCAGGAATAACACCCGACGGCGCACCGCTGTTCACCACCTCAATGCCGAAAGGCGCAGCAAGCGCCTGCGCAATCTGTACCAGCGATCGTCCGTTAAACTGTGTCGGTTCGGCTGCACAGTCAATCAGGTCAGCGGTCAGACTGCGTCCGGCAATACCGGTGCTGACCGAACGGGCATCGTAACGAACGGGCGTCGCCTCCACCCAGCCGGTGATCACCAGCTCATCACCAATCAGCACCTCCACTTTTGAACCGTTTTTAATGCGCGGCTGAAGCGTGGTAATCCCCTCATCTCCCGGCCACTGGCGGGTGATCTCCACACTGAAATCCCGCGCCAGCCGTTCAATACCGGCACCGATGCGCACCGATGTCCAGCCATTCCACTCCCGGCCATTTACCCGTAGCGTGACATTGTCGTTCATTGCACTGGCACCTTCAGAGGGATCACCGGCACAAAGCCGGGATGCGTAATGGCATTACGCCGGATAATGTCCGCGTCACGCGCCGCGTTATCAAACCAGGTCGCCGCCAGCACCAGCGCGGGTAAAACCTCATCCGGTGTGCGCTGAATGATCCGTGCAGACTGTTCAAGGCGCGTGTTGATATCCGCATTCAGATCTGCTTTCACCCGGCGCAGCGCCAGAAACAGCGCATCACTGGTTGTACGGGACAACTCCTTATCAATTGCCGTATTCAGTGTGTCGCGAATGTCGGTCAGTTCTTCCCACGTTGGCAGGTCAACCGTGTTTTTCACCGCCGGTGCATTGTTCAGTGCCGGATGCGTGACAGAAGGCCAGCCGGTGCTCTGCGCGGGTGTTGTTGACTGCCCCACTGTGGCATTCTGCATCACCGCGGAAGTTGTGGGCGCAGGCAATCGTGTGACGGCATACGCCGCTTCGCTGATTGCGGTCGTACGAAGGGTGCTGGCAACCACGTTACGCTGCTGCGTCGCCGTGGCGGTGGTTTTACTGTCCGTTTTCCAGATGCCGCGCGGTTGCAGATCGCTGCCAAGGCTGACACCGGAAAGCGTTTTGATCATGGTGACCAGGTCGCTGGCGTTACCATAAAGGCGTTTCCCGGTACGCCACATTTTCTGCACCTGCTCAACGAAATTTTTGCCTGACGATGGCGGCGGCAGAAGTACCGAGATATCCCCCTGCAACAGCCTGGCGGCATCCGATACGGCAGAATCCACCACTTTCATCGCATCAGAAACATACCCAAGCATTGTGCTGGCATTACCGACGACATCGTTCTGCACAAAATCTGCCACGCCATCGATACTGAAACCACTGAAGCTGTCACTGATGCAGTCATCCAGTGCAGAACAGGATGACATCAGCGTCTGCGCCGTCGCCGCACCTGAAGTGGGGTAAGAGAGTTCTCCCGCTTCGACAAACTTCAGGTCAAAGCGGACAATACGCCCTTCACTCTTCGATGTGCTGACCCGAACTTCCCCGTCAACACAGACTTTCAGCTCACCGTAAGTCGGATGGACAAGCGTGCCGGGACCGGGTTTATTCAGCGCTTCAATCAGGCGATCGCGCTGGTCAAAGCAGTCATCTCCCACCACATAAGCTGTGATGGACGGGCGGAAAGTGATTTTCCCCAGGTCTTCGGTATAGGGTTTGTCGCGGTTCGGGTATTCGTGTGTTTCCACACGGCGACCGGTTCCCGCACTTTCTTCTTCAACCTTAAACGATACGCCGCGAAATGACGCGTCCTGAAGTCTGTCACGCCAGCCTGAAGACGACGAAAGTAATGAAGGTCGGGTGGGAAATGAGGATAAATCCATAGACTGACCTCAAAAAGGACTGCGTTATCGTGGAAAACGAAAAGGGGAATACCCCACATCGTGCGTGATTTTCATCAGGGGATCGGCTTTGTCCGGTACATCAATTATCTTCATACCTGGCGGAGCATTCTCGAACGTGACTTTCAGCTCGCTGTGCTGTGTCATGGAAGAAGATGGATTCAACAGCGGAACATTGGGTTTGTACTGACTCAGGCTGGCCTGATATTGCTCGTACTCTTTACGATCAAAAAAAGGCGTCCAGTCTGAAGCCAGAAACAGCCCTTTATTATCCAGCCAGTTAACCGTATCTTCAGGAACAACACTTTCCAGAGTATCTTTAACCGGCTCATACATCAGGGTTCCCAGAAAACCATATACCCCGGCCTTCCCGATAAAGCCGCGGCCTTTCCCCATCAATCCCGTTTCTGCCGATACCTTCCCCAGCGTACGCATCTCTCTGGTCACTGCGGTAATGGATTTGGTAACGTCAGCAACCCATTTGGTTGCCATAAACAGGGCAATCGCTTTCAGAACAGTTTCCCATCCCCCCATCGCCTGCGCCGTTTCATCCATCACGTGCCAGACTTTTTTTATGACAGGACCTACGGTTTCCCAGTTATCAATAATGAGGTAAGCGCCACCAACCAGAAGAGCAATCAGCCCCTTAGCAGGCGTCATATTCATCACACCGCCGAGAACTTTCATAATTCTGGACAAAGAGCCTGCAGCGGCTCCCACCGTCAGTAAGGCCAGACCGATTTTAGCAATGGTCTTAACGAGCTCCGGGTTTTCACGGACAAACGTTCTCACTTCCTCAAGGAGCGGTTTTACCGCTTCAAGACCATCATTAACCTCAGGAAGAAACGTTTCCCCCAGCGTGGAAGAAATGGCATCAAGTTGATTTTGCAGAAGTAAAAGCTGGTTTTCCGTCGTCGCTGCCCTCGAAGCATATTCCTTCTGCATCGAACTGCCATACTGCTGGGAATCCGCAACCCGCCTGAAGTTGGTACGCAACAAATCAAGGTTAGTCAGCAGAGGTGCTATCGCGCCCAGAGACTCTTTCCCGAACAGGGCATTCAGCACAGCTGCCTGTTTTTCTTTAGGCACTTTAGCCATCGCATCCAGTACAGATAGCATGGTGCCCCGGGCATCTTTCTGCATATCAGCAGCTAATTTCTTCGGATTGATCCGCAGAAAACGCAATGCCTGTTTCTGCGATTTTGTCGCAGAATTTCCCGCGGTCAGGGAAAGCATGAAGTTCTTGATCCCTGTGGCGGCAATTTCTGACTCCACGCCCATCCCGGCAATGGTTGCCCCCATTGCCGCGATTTCGCCGGAAGCCACACCTGCAACACCACCTAAAGGACCAATACGCGTAACAATATCGGAGATTTTCTTCGCGTTCGCCGGGCCGGTATTACCAAGGTAGTTGATTTTGTCAGCCAGCCCGGCCACTTCATCCTGCGTCATATTAAACGCAGTACGCCACTGGGCCATCATCTGCCCGGACTCTTCAGCCGTGGTATCAAAGGCCACGCCCATCTTCACCGCATCAGTGGCAAACTGCATCAGTTCATCACGTGCAATCCCGGCCTGACCACCCGCCGCCACGATTTCAGCGATACCTTCCGCCGACATAGGCAGTTCGGTTGACAGGTCACGCACCTGCTCCGTCATGGCCTTAAACGCATCCGGCGTATCCAGACCGTCCACCACTTTGCGGACATCAGCCATCTTCGATTCAAGGGTGATGGCTGATTTTACAGGGAGTACCAGTGCCCCCATTATTGCAGTACCCGCCCCGGCAGCGCCCAGAGCAAGGCTGGAGACTTCTTTCTGAAATCCCTTAAGCTGACGCTGCATACCTTTAAGCGGGCCGGATAGCCTGTCAACGGCGGTGATGATGGCTTTCAGCTGAAAATTATCAGCCATGCTTCATCTCCTCATTTATACGGACGGCCTCTGCCTCCAGATCAGCAAAGTGGGAAATAGCCGTCCGGCGAAGTTCAAGGGGGTTTAATTTCCAGAACCACGCGACATTGTAGAATCGCTTCCGGAGGTCTCTTCCGTCTCCAAGCCGGTAAAAAAACGCATTACAATCATGCCTGCCTTGAAAATATCCAGCTTCGTCATCTGCGCTGCAGACGAGCGCGGGATCCCGGCCAGAAGCGGGATATATTTCAGCGCCACCTGACTGTCCATTTTCATACCACCATCAGGCGAAACAGAGAAAGGGAACCCCAGCGCCTCAATCTCGTCATACGTAGGCTCACGTATTTCCAGCACATGCAGTGTTTCTTTGTGGGCGATGATCGGTTTTTTAAGTACAAGCTCAATCACTGGTAATCCCCTTCTTCACCGTGGAACTCAAGATCAACCGTGCCTTCTTCGGCATTATGGTTCGCTTCACCGTGCAGCCAGGCGGACGACAATACATAGACCTGACCGTTCGCCAGCTCGGCAGTGATGGTCATCTCATCAGACGAGGTGATTTTGCTCACCGGAAAATTCTTCGGCACCTTGAAGGTCCCTTTGACATAAGGTGCACGGTGAGTTTCCTTGCGGTCCACTGAACCGTCCAGGCCGATGATGTCATCATTGACCGTCCTGTTCATGGGCACCTCAATGCCGCCGGTCAGCGATAGCTGCTGACCGTCAATTTTGAAATAACAGGTTCCCCCGATACGGGCCATTATGCAGACTCCTCTGAATACTGAAGACGGAACTGGTTAACCACGGCAAAGACACGCAACTGGTTAACATAGTCAGGCGGGAACAGCGTGTTCAGGCGGTTCGGATCGCTGGCATCACGCTCCACAACCAGGTACTGCTTAAACAGTTCGTAGTTTTCCACGATCCCCGCACGCTCAAGCTGACGGTAGGTTGCCAGCAGTTCCCCTTTGATCACCGCCGGTGTGACAATCGCCTGACCGGGACCAAAGCGGGTACCGTCGCTGGCAAGCTTGTGACGCCCGTACTTACTGGTAATGACGGATTTCAGTTTGCGCAGCACATACGCGCTGGTATGCAGCGTCTCGCTGTCGAGGTAGCTGTTATCCGCAACACCGTAAGCGTTTTTCCTGTACGTGGTGACATCACGCTGAATGCGCAGCACCCCGCTTTCGACATACGCCGTTGCCACGCCATGAGACAGCAGGGTCTGTTGTTCGGTCATCGTGAACCGTTTCCCCTTCGGCGCAGGCAGCATACCCACCAGCTCACCGGTCTGCGTGGGACGTGCCGGATCGTTGCGAATAAACACCGCTGCGCGGGCGGTACGGCTTGCCGCCAGCTCGTCGGCAGGCGTCTGGGTCTCTTTTTCGTATCCCGCCAGGGTAATGTGCTGCTGGTTAAACTGGTCACCTGCGGTCACCAGTTCTGACAACGTGCCGATCTTTGCCGTATACACATGACCATACAGCTGACGCGCATAGCTCCAGCGACCGCTGGTATCGTTCATCTCGGTCACCAGCGTGTTAACGGAGGCCGTGTCGTTGAACGGCAGGCCGATATAATCAAACGGCTCATCCGCCATTGCAGCCACCGCGCCGGTGAGAACAGGAGAGCCCGTTCCGGCGGTCCCCGTCGCCACGGCAATCTGTACGCCCGCTGGCAGCACTTCGCCCCCACCGAAGCCGTAGTAATTGAGGCTGACAGGAATTTCATTCCCGCAAAGCCCCTTATGACGCGCGGTCAGTGTGACCACGCCTGCCGAAGATGAAGCCGTAAACGGCAGGGCCGGAACGGCATTGATGGCATCCTGGATACTGCTGGCAATCGTCGTGACGTTATCGCCGTTGGTCACCGGAGCCTGCACGCGGGTACGTCCAACATAGACATTCACCGTGCCGGTTTCGGTTGCCGCCCCGGTCACCGTCAGCGTAACCGTTGCCGCCGCGCCTGTGGCTTCCGGAACGGCAATCACATACAGCTCGCCAAACGGGTCGGTCTGGCGATAAGCCTCGACCATACGCGCCAGCTGACTTCCCGCACCACAAATCTGGCGTGCATAGTCTGCCGACGGCATCAGCACCAGACTGTTGGCAACAATCTCTGCACCGTTATTGGCGTGACCAATCAGCAACGATGCCCCGCTGTCCTGTGCAGTATTCGCCGCCTGGTTATCCATTTCCGCATAAAACAGCGGAACCAGCGTATTCGACGGAATGGTGTTAAAGCTTATCGTCATCGGTGTTCACCTTTTTATTCACGCGCCGGATATCACCCGCTGCTTCACGGCGCAGCCAGTAGTTGTTCTCATCAACATTTCGCCCCTCGGCGGGCAAAAGGTCGCCGCGGGCAGGGTCAGGTACTGACCGCCCTTTAACAGGTTTCACAAACATGATGATCCTCAGGAAGGAAGGGTTATTTCGGTGTGATGTTCGATATCGCCGTCAGGCCCGTTACCGGGATCGAGATAATCAACATCAATCGCCAGCGTTCGCAGTTCATCCAGACTGTTCAGGTCATCCTGCTGGCGGGTATCGTCTTCGGTCAGCTCGCTGATGACCGAAAAATCGAACTGATAAATCAGCTCATGACGATTCAGATCCAGCAGCGTGCCGCCGTCATAGGTAATCGGGTTACCGCACGCTTCCGGGTTCCAGCCCAGAAGGGCCTTAAAGAGCATCTGCCGGACATCGTCCACCACATCATACGAAGCAAACTGACCGCGCTCATCACGCCCGTTACTCAGTATGACAACCACGGAGAAGCCCTCTTTCAGCTCCTGCCAGTAGTCGGTCTGGCTTTTGTTTTCTCCCGGAGAATCATCACCCGGTACAACATATGCCGCCGGGAGTCTCAGCTTTCCGACCTCCGGCAGATTTTTGAACTGTGCCGCGCCTGCCACCCGGTTTTCAAAATACGGGCAGCGGGCACGCAGCGCAGCAATAACAGGCGTCAGTTTCATCTGCGTCGTCGCTCCGGCTTCAGTGATTTACGTAATTCCCGCGCCAGAAAATAGCGTGTCCAGCTGCGGTTCTTTTCAAGAGTTTCCACCATAAAGTTATTACGTGGAGCCAGCCGCCAGCCGCTGCCACCGGATGCACCACGATGATGACTACGACGACGTTTTGCTCCTCCCCGGACACCAAAAAACAGAAACGCCGGATAGAAGTCACCAGAGATCATCCGGTTCCCCTTCCCGTTGCGCTGGTTAGGGGCAATGCGTGTCATAAAACCGGCTCGCTTTTTACTGGCTCTCGGCACCATGTAACCAATCGAACGAGCCAGGCGTCCGGTCTGATAACCGGGGTTTTCACCCGGTGCCGACCGCGCACGGCGCATCACCAGCCGACGGGCATCACGCATATGACGCTGCCCAATCGTGACAAACGCCCGCCGGACACGGGCGCGGTTAAAGCGCATCTCCGCGGGCTGCTGAACATCAACGTGAAAAAAGGGAGTCGCCATTGCTGCCTCCGTGACTCTGCGTAAATTCGCCCAGTTCCGTACACTCCAGCAGCAGAAAGCGCCGCGCTCCGTTCAGATCGCGCTGACGTTTCACCCGGTACACACTGTCACCGCAGACCACCTCATAATCAGAGGTGATCCCCCGGCGGTAACGAATGGTGATGTAATGGGTGATGGCGTCTCCGGTCTGCGCGGTTTCCTGCCAGGTGGTGGCACTGGTCTGGATAACCTTCGCCCATGTACTGAACGCAACCGGGTATTGAGGCTCCACGCCAAAGTTATCTGCGGGCATATCCACCCGCTGGCGGATCAGGACGCGTTTATTCAGTTCACCGGGGTCCGGCAGAATGTAGGTTGCGCTGGTCTGTGCCTGGCTAATTTTCATTGCGGAAAGTACCTGTACGGGCTGACAAGCCAGCCAAAACTCTGCGGCATGTCGAGTTTCTCCACTTCCGTAACCGACGAGCGGTTTTCGTAAAAGTGGCTGATAAGCATCAGCATCCCAAGACGAATATCATCCGGCAGGTGCAGCCCGTCCGGATCGCTGTCCGGAATGGATTCATCCGGTGCATAGAGCTTCCGGTTCAGATACGTTTCCGTCCGCTTTTGCGCCGCACAGGCCAGCAGTTGCAGATGGCGGTCATCGGCATCGAAATCCTCATCCAGCCGGAGTTGGGCTTTAATCTCTTCCAGTGTCAGAAGCATTCTCATCCCTCTTTACTGGCCGTGGCTTTTTCTCTTTTGCCGCTTTACTGCTTTTTGCACTGGTTCCGCGCTCTGCTAACCCGGCCTGAAGTGCAATCTCCTGCACCCGGGCAGGAAGCGCCCCGTCGTCATACTCACCGGCCCGAATGACCTCAACACGCATACCGTCCGGTGACCATTTAAGATCTTGTTTCAGGATCATGATTCTTCACCCTTCAGAACAGGGGGCGCGGAACCGCGCCCATGAGCGATTACTTCTCTGCAATCTTCAGCAGTTTGATGGCCTGCGAATCGACCAGCATTCCGCCGGTGCGCTTGGTGGTATAAAAACCGACAAACGGTTTATTGGTGTACGGGTCACGCAGAATGCGGGTGCCGATACGGTCAACGATGGTGTAACCCCGTTTGAAGTTACCAAATGCGATGGCTTTCGCATCCGCAGCAATATCCGGCATCTGTTCGTTTTCAGCAATACCGTACCCCAGCAGAGAAGAAGGCTGCCCCAGTTCCAGCCCCGGACGCCACAGATAGTTACCCTCGTTGTCTTTCAACAGACGAATGGCAAACAGGCTGTTGTTGTTCATCATGAACTTCGCGCCAGTGCGGTGTGCCTTACGCAGCGTGTAAATCAGTTTGATAATGGCGTCTGCGGTCACCGCAGTCGCTTCGCCGGATACAATATGCTGAAGTTTGCCGAACGCCCGGACCTTATCGGTTTCATCAGTGGATTCATACGCCAGGAACCCTTTCGGCTTCTTGGTGCCATCGCCTGAGGTAAAGGCAATTTCTTCCTGTTCGGCAAATTCGGTTGCCAGCTCGCTGTTGATCCATGCTTCCACGTTGAAAAAGGCATCATCCAGCATTTTCTGGGTGGCCTGCGGGTTACCGTAGATTTCCCCCATGAAAGGTTCAATCAGGCCCAGTTTTGAGGTGGCAGTCTGGGAGCGCGCGTCAGTCTCGCCAACCCATCCGGAAGCCGTGCCGCCCAGATTCACCAGTTTTTTGTAGTCGGAACCACCAATGGTGATCACCGTGGCTTCCTGACGCATCACCACTTCATCTTTCAGCAAGGTCAGAATGTTGCGATCCAGCGCTTCCGGCACGGCATAGCCGCCGTCTTCATCGGTGCCCACCTGTAATGCCTTGCGCTCCAGATCGCGCAGACCATCTTCACGGCCTTTACGCAGGAAGCCCACAAACGCTTCTTTATGCTCGGTGGTCAGTTTATTTTGCGCACCACCTGCCGGACGTTTCAGCTCAAGCAGCTCTTTTTCAAGATCGCTTTTGAGATTTTCCAGCTCGCTGAGTTTTCCGTTCAGGGTTTCCACCTGCCCGGCAAGTTTGCCTTTTTCCTGCTCAATCGCCTCAACGCGCTTGTCGTTCTTTGCTTTGAAGTCGTCAAACTTCTGCTGCAGCTCCTGCGCGACCTGTTCGACATCTTTAATATCAACCGCCATCGTATTTCTCCTGATTAGAAGTTCAGATTTTTCAGTGCATTCAGTGCAGAGCCCACATCCTCAGCGTCGCGCAGGGACAGTGCGCCATAGCCCCCGGCCATGAATGCTTTGGCCTGGGTACGGGAGAGTCCGACATCACGCAGGACTCTTTCGATTTTTTTCTGTTCGGGGATTTCCCCGCGGGCCAGTGCGTTCTTGACGTCGCTGATCCGCGCCTCGTCGTTAGACGGGAACGTCACCAGGCTGACTTCCCAGAGGTCGATTTCTTTCAGCAGAAAGGCTTCTTTGCTCCGGTCGTATTCCCAGTCTTTCAGGACGTACCCAATAGAAAGGCCGGTTAACGAACCGGCCTTCATGTGTGCATGTGCGCGTTTTGCGAGGGGATCATCATCAATAAGCAACCGTCCCCTGACGTAAAGCCCGACATCGTCTTCCTTCATTTCGGTGTAAACACCGATGGGTTCATCCATGCGGTGCTGCCAGAGCAGCGCAGGTAACGCTTTTCTGTCACTCCACGCCCGCAGGGAAGCAGCAAATGCCCCGGACATCACCACATCATCGTGGCTGTCCTTTACACCAAAGACGGAGCCATACCCTTCAAACTCACCGGAGTCACTGACAGATTTCAGACTCAGCGGTACATCAAGACGTTGTTTCGTCTGCATTGGCGTTATCCTTCTGCTTACCGGCTTTACTGCCATCGGAGGGTTTCGTGGTCATGTTCATCGGTGTGAGATAGACATCACCACCGGGTCGTGGATTCATATCTTCCAGGTCGCGGCAGTCATTGGGAGAGTAAATTCCCCAGTTGATCCCGGTGGCGTAGGCTTCAAAACGGGACTTCATATCCCCGCGCAGTAACGCCCCGGCGTTAAATTTGGCGTAATAAACGCCCTGCTTACTTTTTCGTACCAGTCCGGTGTTGATCCGCTGTTCGATGCGGGTCAGATACGGCACCAGTGAATAGTTGATAAATCCCAGCCCCAGCTCTTCGATATTGTTGAAGGTGGCGCGATCGGTGTTCTGCACCATGTGCAACGGCACCCGGAACAGACGACAGATTTCTTCAAGCTGAAACTTGCGGGTTTCCAGGAACTGGCTGTCCTCGGCGTTCAGCGCCATCGACTTCCAGTCCAGCCCCATCTCAAGGATCATCGGGCGGTGAGCATTGCCAAGCCCGGTGTGACGCTCCTCAAAATCTTTCTTCAGGCGCTCATAAGCCTGATCTGACAGCGTCTGCTCTGTACGCAACACACCCGACGTCACCGCGCCATTGCTGAACAGTCTGGCCCCGTGCTCTTCGGTCGCTGCCGCCAGCGATATTGCCTCGCGGGCATAGGCGATGGGATTCAGCCCCACCAGTCCGTCCAGCGTCAGCGTGCGCACATGCCAGATATCCTTCTGGCTCAGTACATCCGTGGAGCCATCCGGGAATGTGACCTGATAGACCGGTTCCCAGCTACTGTTAAGCTTCGGTACCACACAGCCGGGATCGACGGGCAGCAGTTCAGCCACTTCGCCAAATGCTTTCACTTTGTAGGCGTAAAAGTTTCCCCGCAGGCACAGACAGGTGACCACCAGCTCCCAGAACTCCTGCGGCGTCATATAGCCATTGGGATGCGTGGAGATCAGCTTATGCAGACGTTCGTCAGTGGCTCTCTGCTTCAGGCTGCCGTTCAGGTGATACAGGTTGCAGGGCAACATCCCGACCGACTCCGCCAGCACCCTGACACAGGAAAAAACCGCCGTCAGTCGCATGGCCCGCTGGCTGCTGATCTGCTTTCCGGTATAGGTGTCGTAGGACAACCCGATAGCATCCGCCAGCTCTGCTGGCGTGGTCACCGGTGCGTCACTTTTTCGTTGAAATAATCCCGAAAAGAACACTATTTACCTCCGCCGACAGACGACTGTGTACGGTCGAGATATCGCGCCACCAGCCACGACCAGAACAGACACAACGCCCCGGCAACAACAAACCCCGCCGGGGGATAAATCAGCCAGGCACCATACGCCAGCAAAAGCGCCCCCAGCACGCCCACCAGAGGCGCGAGAATCAGCATGATCATAATTACCTCAGTTAAAGCGAGCGGATCCCATAGGACTCAATGTGGTCAGACAGCGTGTCTTCTTTCTCGTACAGCATGGCTCTGCCAACCGCCATAATCAGCGCAACTGCACCATCGATTTTGTTTTCCGCCTGCTCTTTGACGGGCTTCACCACATCATCGTTACCCGGAATGGTTTTGCCGACCACGTTGCCGATACACCAGGTCATGATGGGATTGCCATCATGATGAAAGCGCCCCGATTCAATTGCCGCTTCCAGCTCTTTCATCGGGTCGGACATGTTGGTGTAGTTCTGAATGATGGTGACGGGGTTCAGGTCTTCATCAGCAAGGTCATGTGACAACCCGGTCGCCCCGAAAGGGTCGATGGGTGACTCGCTGACCGGGCTGATTTTGTTCGCCGCTTTGGCCTCTTCGAGGATGTAGCGATAATCCACCTCTGCACCATCGGTAACGGTCAGGACGCCCATTTCCACCCATTTCTGAAAGCGTTCGGCTGTCCGGCGATCTTCATTTTTCTCGACGCTGTACACCGTGTCATACGGTACCCAGAAACGCGGGGCCACACTGTAGTAATGCGTTTTACCGTCAATCTCGCGGGTATAAAGTCGCGCCATGCTGTTCATATCCAGCTTACGCGCCAGGTCAAAGGCCAGAATGCACGGCTGCCCCTCGAACAGCTCAAGAGTCAGTGATTTATCCTCGCAGCTCTGCCAGCTCACCAGGTTGAAATACGCCGAACGCGCCGACACCCAGATATTGAGGTGTTTTGTTTTAAAGACGTTTGCCAGACGGGCGTTATTTTTCGCACGTTGCTGCTGGCTTAACAAAAACTCGCGATAAACCGACACACCGATATTCGGGTTAGCTTTTTCAAGTACCTGCGGGTCGGTCCAGTCGTCGCCTTCGTCAACGGTATAGATGATCCCGAACAGTTCATCGTTAGGCACCGAGCCGTTGAGCATCTCGATGACTTCCCGCCGTTTGTCGTAGCACGGCCCCTCAATGTTGTACCCGGCGGTAGTGATAGCCCACATCAGTGGCTGACGTCGCGCCCCCATCCCGGTAAGCATCGTGGTGTAAAGCGCATCTGTGGCGTGCTCGTGATATTCATCCACCACGGCACAGTGGGGTGATGAACCATCACCGGGGTTACCGATCAGCGGTTCAAACCGCGCACCATCCTCCGGACGGTTCATGTTTGAGGCGTTAACCTCAATCCCGAACGCTTCCGTCAGCATGGGTGTGCGTTTACACATCAGTCGCGCCGGGCGAAAGACTTCCCACGCCTGTTTCTCTGTCGTGGCACCGGAATACACTTCCGCGCCAAACTCGTTATCACAGGCAAAACAATACAGGGCGACACCGGCAGAGATTGCCGATTTGCCGTTCTTACGGGGGATTTCGGTATACACCTCCCGGAAGCGGCGCAGCCGGGTACCTTTATTGACCCAGCCAAACGCACAGCAGATCACAAAGAGCTGCCACGGCTCCAGCGTGATGGGCATCCGTTTGAATGCCCACTCACCCTTGGTATGCGGCAACAGCTGAATAAATTTGGCGGCCCGTTCAGCCAGGTCCTTGTCGAAGCGGTAACGAAACGACTTACTTTTTTCCGCCATCAGGTCATCAAGATGGCGCTGGCAGGCCTGAATCACAAACTGGCAGGCCACAATCTTTCCGCGCACAACATCACGGGCATACTGATTGGCAGCATTTACGTTGGGGTAAGATTTCCGGCTCATGACTCGATGATTTTCAGAAACGGGTTAGTGGCTTTCTTCTGCCCCGCCAGGCCAATCAGACGCTGGCGGCTGCTGGGGTCGAGTCCGAGCATTGCCCCCGTGCTGCTCATCTCGGACTCCTGTTCTTTTTTGGCGGTCAGCTCCGGATTTTTGACCCTGCCGCCCATTGCACCGGTGATGGTGTTGCCCTGTATGGCAATATTTTTCACGGCACGTCGCCAGAACTCATAGGCCACGCACCACCGCTCAAGCACCGCGAGGTCAGTCACGCACAACAGGCCCTGACCGCAGAGTTCTTTGGTTGTCAGTTGCCACATGATCGTGGCGAGAGGGAGATTTTCTTCTGCGAACCACTCCGGTGGCTCAACACCTTTGATGGGCGTAAAAACAGGTTCATCTTTATTCAGGGCTCGCTTGCCGGGGTTTCCGGCCAGCGCCTTGCGCGCCGTTGGCTTGGGGCGACGCCCGGAACGCCCCGCCGTTCCAGCCATATGCGGCACTCCTGGTTAAATTTCATTTTTCGCGGGTATAAAAAAACGATGGGGCGGGCAGTCCGGAAGACGTCAGGCCACAGGGATTTGACCCGCCCCTCCCCTCAGGCAGTTGAGAATTATTATCACTTTAGCCGTTCACGGGCCGTCTTCGTCTTATGGCACGGCCAGCACAGGCTCTGCAGATTACTGTCTGCATCGGTGCCGCCATGCGCTTTAGGGATGATGTGGTCAACGGTTTTCGCTTCACGCGCCACACCAGCACGCAGACATAACTGACACAGGCCTTTGTCACGTTGCAGCACACGCACACGGATAACATCCCACTTAGAACCATAACCGCGCTGATGACGGGATTGTCCTGACTTGTATTGCTTCCAGCCTTCGCTTTTGTGGCTTTCGCAGTAGCCTGACGGGTCTGTCGTGGTATTACGGCAGCCGCGAACGCGGCAGGCTTTTGGAGTTCGAGGGGGCATAAATATATTCCTGTTCTTTGTCCGGACTATTTGCCTGCTGCCAGCAAAGCGTTACGGCGCATCTCGATACTTCGAATCCCCGCTTTGTCAATATTGCATTGTCCCAACGCCGAAAGCAGGCTCACATTCAGATCCAGACTGGCCCCATAGGTCAGCGGCTCGGGAATGACTGGCTGGGGAGTTTCAGTAGTCAGGCTTGCTGGCAACGGTACCGCCGGAATCGGTACGTAAACTGTTCGCGTACTTCCGCAACCGGTCAGCAGCGGCAGCAGGCACATGACGTGAAGCACAATCATCATCCGCAACAGCCACTTTGATATCTTCCTGGGTTCTCTGTGACTCCAGTGCGATCTGCTGTTTTGCATGCTGGTTAGCCTCTATAACTGTATTGATGATTTGCAGTGATTGCAGAACGTTACGGGTAATGGCAGTTGCTGATTCAGCATTTCGTACAGCCTCATCAGCACGCTCCTTTTCGTGCTGATATTTGCTGTAGTAATGTCCAGCAGACCAGATGAAGGAACCAATGACGCTAACAACGAAGGCAACAATAACCAGCTTATATCTCAGCTTCATTTACTACCCCACCAGCTTTTTTAAATCGGGCAATCAGGTCACCGATTTTATGTTCATACTGACCGTAACCTGCACCAGGTAACGACGCCCAGATATTGCTGCA